TGAGCTATACGTCTAGCCATAGCTTCATCAATGTTATATTGAGCCATTTTCATTACGTCTTTGGCTGTTGCTTTACCATCCCTCATCTTAATAGATATATCAATCAAGTCGTGTCCACGCACCACAGAGTCAATCGTTTTCATTATGTGCGTCATAGGAGTAAGACCATTCATTACATAATAACCATTACGTATCTTACTCATTAATCCATCATCAAAAGGATTGTTGGTTATATCTTCAACCAATCGCATATGCACATCACCTTTAAGCAAGTCAACAACCTCACCGGCAAGACGACCTTCATTATTAGTTAAGGTAACTCTGTTATCACGCATTAACGTAAACAGTCCTTTAAACACATCACCAAGTTCATGTTCCATTACAATCTTTGCAAAGTCAGGTAAGGTGGCAAACCCTGCTGAACCAAGATAGTTTAACTGGGCTAAATCACGCAACACTCGTGCCGTTTTTTGGTCCCATGCGTTCGGTTCACGAAGCACACGACCAACAATACGATCATGTAAATGCATAAAGTTCTTTCTTACTTTGTTTATCTCAGCAATAGAATTACCTGCCTTAAGCATTTCATCATCAATGTCTTCAAGTACGTCATCTAAACTGCGACTACCAAATGATTTTGCGAACTCATATTGACCTGCAACTCTTTGATTATAGACACGCATAACCTTAATAGGATTAGTTTCTATAAAATCAGCCACTAACTTATTAGGAATATCTAGCGTTCTATGTCTGAAATGTTTTGATTTACCATGTCCAAAGAATTGAACAGCGTCACTTGATGGGTCATCAAGACCAAGTATTTTATCTGTTGTTTGATTAGCACGCTTTAATAAAGATTCAGGGTTTGTGGCTTTAACTTGTTCTTCTATTGTAAGTGCAGGTCTTAATTCAGCTTCCCCATATTTGTTACGAACCATAACCATTGGGTTTTGTCTAAACCAACTAACCAGTATGTTAACAAACTCATCTCTATTATCTCTTATCTTATGACGTTGGAAGTAACGAGGAAAAAACGTTTCTTCGTTAGCCGGCAAAGTCTTTGTGGCTTTAATGTCAGCAAGGTTAGCTTCTGTTTCATCTATCTCACGTAACAATCTATCACGGCTTTGCCTTCGTAACTTTAAGGCATCATAAGCTTTAGGTGTAAGAAAGTTTTTAGTAATCTTTTGTCGCATTAGCTTAGAAAGCAAATCATATTGATTGTCTGTAAGATAAAGACCTTTTGCTTTTTGCTGTCTTAGTTTCTTTTCTAACTCAGCCATGCGACCTGTAAAGAAACCTTCGGCTTTTTTCTGATCAAGGTCATCCATTATAGACTGAGCTTTAGCGCCTTGAGCTTCGTTAGATAATCTAAGACTTTCAAGAAGTTCATCAACCTTGCGTTCAGCTTCAGGTATCTTAGCTTCAAACTCTTTTATCTTTTTAATTTTGGCTTCTACTTTTAATTGATTACTTAATAGTTTCTTTTCCATAGATACTTTAGTTCCAAGTATACCTACGGATTCTAAATCATCACCCCACTTGAGAAAGTAATCCTTTATCATAGTGGTAACGATCTTTTCGTTTTCAGTAAGTGGTTCTTCTTGTATATACTTCTTGCCTATATCATCTAACCATTCATGATATTGTTTTTTGTTTATGTCTATATCCATGACAGCACCTTTCTTACTATATATTTCACCATATAGTTTGCGTGCTTTGTCATGTATGGCTATCCATTCACCATTACGTAACTCTTTGTTTTGATGTACTGATGAGCCTGCCTTTACCCCGTATCTATTTAACACAAGCCTAAGACCTGAATCATTAGCTAGTTTTACAAACATTAGTTTTACAGCGTTAGGGTACTTACCTTGCAGTGCATCTTTAAATGCTGTTGGTATCCCTTTAAAAAACCAAGAGTTTGTCCATACATTAGGGTCTATACTAAAAGGGTCATTTATGCCTTTAGTCTGTGCTTCTATATCAGTTTGATTACGTACGCTTAGTTCATCTTTAATAAGGTTAGTATCAGAAATGTTATCTTGTATAGCACGATTAATACCATCTAATTGTGATTGTATTGTCTTTGCTTTTTCAGGTGTCTTTGCTTTATCTAATTGTTTTTCTAATTTAACTTTGTTCTTTTCTAAACCAAACATTTCTTTTGGTAGCCTGTCTTGTCTAGCCAATAAGGTTTCTGTTTTAGTTTCAATGTATGGTTGCTTTGCTCCCAGTGAAGAGTTAACTGGTGTTTGATTGCCTGTGTTATTCTTACCATAACGAATAATTTCAAAGTCACCTTTGTTTATCTTAACGTCACCTTTAACAAACGTTTCTTTCATGCTTTCTTTGACTTGATCTAAACCTTTTAATGCATCACGTTTAATCCTAAACACAACCGAGTCATCATCCCCTACTGTCTTTGGATTACGTGAACCTGATGATTGGTCTTTTAAAGCTGTGTATGGCAAAGATGTTTCAAGGTCATCACCAAAGGAAACACCAGTTTGATTTTCACCAACAATATGATCAGGACTTTCTCTTAGTATTAAATTACCATCCTCATCAATAAATGATTTAAGGTTGCCATCTGTTGTGCGTGTACCATGATAGACAAATTCCCCAGGATTTACATTGTCAAAATCTGTACCAATGTTTGACCGCATCTCTTGTATATCTTTTTGCGTAGCTTGTTGTGCTTTGGAACGTCTTGTTAAAGGAATGGAGACTAAGCCACCAAGTATCATACCACCTGCAAAAGCTGTTCCTATATTAAACGCACTTTCTTCCGGTGTTGCTAACGGGTCAAATGGTGCTCGTGCCACTTCTTGACCTGCTTGTAATGTTGCCACACCTGCTCCGACACGAAGAGCAGACCTCGCAATACCTGCACCAAAACCCCCAAAGGGAAGAGCAATAACATTAATAGGGTCGAATATACCTGCACCAATTTGTGAAAGCATACTACTGTTATATAATACTTCACGTCTTTCTTTACTTTCATCAATAGCCCTCTTCATATCAAGCATGTGATTAGAGTTCTTTGCACCAACTAAATCTGTTGCATAATCTTCATAGCCTTCCATATCAGACATTGCATCATAGCTTGCATCAAAGGTATTCATGTACTTAAATTGATTGCCTATAGCTTCAAATATAGGGTCATAAGTATAACCAAGGGTAGCGTCTAACGTCTGACCAAATGAAGGAGATGACTGAACATCTAATGGGGAACCACCTATCTCTCTAAATGCATAAGGGTTAATCGACATCCATCAACCTTTTGCCTAATGAAGGTGCGTTATTATCTTTTATTATATCTGCATCTAAAGCTGATTGAGCCAAGGCTTCTGAATCCATGTCATCATTTTCACGACTTACTTGATCAACTCGTGCCGATTCATCTTCTTTATCAATAATTTTTTGCGTAACTTCTTTTGTTGAAAATACTAAAGACATTCCTTTTGTAACTAACGGCACAAGCATATCTGATTTATCAACAAACATAACGTGATAAAGAACTTCACCAGTCCTGCCTCCACTTATGTTTGTTGGCGATATAGGTTGAGGTACTAAATACACACGCTCTAAATCTGATGATGAAAACTTTAACATTCCAAAAGCATCACGCCCTTGCGATACACCCAATACAAATCCATCAGGTAATTCAGCTCTAATTAAATCAAGAAACTTATCACCATTCTCAGGTAGTATAGCGTCTATTGAATATAGCGATTTATTAGCAGGACCATAAGGGTCAGCAACTATACCCTTAGTATCAAAGAATTTAGTATCTATAAAATTTTTAACTTTTTCCTTAATTTTTTCTACACCCACGCCACCATGTAAAAGATATTCAACGTAAGGTTTCATTTCACGAATTACATTTGCATCTGTAACTTCACTTCTTAAAAAACTTTCTATTGAAACCTTTTCTCCAAAAGCTTGTTTAGCTTTTAATCTAACTCCCTCTTCACCTTGTTCAGTTTTCATATTACCTATGTCTGACAATATAGTGTTGAAGTTCTCAAACCCTTTTATCTCAGCTATATCAACTGCAGCCTTTAGTTTTGCGTTAACGTTTGCACCTAAGCTATTGCTTGTTGTAAAATAGTCTTGGAACTTACTAGTGTTCTTATTTAACTTACTTGAGATACTCATATATCTTTGTAGTGCTGTATCAAAAGCATCACCTGATAAAGAACCTGATGCTAGTTTTTGCATCTGCGTTATAATGCTTTCCGGCATATAGCCTTTACGTATATAGTCATCAATCTGTGAATCATTTAATGATTGTTTCATACTGTAATAGTTTGCAGGCTTGCCCTGTAATATCTTTTGATCTATGTGTTTTCTTGTCTTAGCGTCATTTGGTTCTAGGTTATCATCAACACGTTTATCAAAGATTTCAGCTTCTTTAATCTTGTTTGTTTTGATTTCTTGTTGATTAAGTGTGTCACGTAACCTTGAAAAACCTGATGCTATATTGGTGTTGAGATTGACAGGAGTACCTTCAAGAATAGTTTTTACATAAGGAATTAGCTCTGGTCTTAAATTTTTATTATTAGGATTATTTGTTACTATAGCTTGCATAACATTTGTAATATCTAATGATGTTATGTCATCAATAGATTGTGCCATATTATTTGTAACACCACGTACAAAGCCATCTAATAAAAGCAATCTATTATTTTCAACAGCCGGTTTTAGTATGTTGTCAATATTAGCATCATTGGATTTTAACGCTTGGTTAAGTTTAATAATATATTTAGGTAGATCATTTAAAGAGCCATTCGCTATATCTATTGTTAGATTATTAGCAAATTCGCTAGCTTTTCTTGATGCGTTTAACTGACGATTTGCTTTGTTTGCATTAAATAAAGATTTAGCTTTATTTTCTGAGTTAGTTTGATCTATTCTAAATGGCTCTAACGCTGCATCTAAATCATCAAGCAAATCTTTATCAAGAGTTTTAATAGCTTCTTTAACAGACTCCCTATATTCTTTTGGAACGTTCTTTAAAGACATACCACCATCAAGAACTGCCTTTTGTATTTTCATGTAATCATCAGATGATGCGTTATTGGTTACACGTCTTATTATACCTTCTGCTTTAGCAACTTCTAATTGATCTAAAGCTTTAGACACACCAGTAGGGTTGACATCCATAAAACTATCATTGGTGCTTAGTATTTTTGCTTTTGTTGCTTCAAAATCAGTTTGTGCTGAAGGGTCGTTAGTTGCAAACTGCAATTTAATTGACGCAATGCTTTGATCAACAACGCCATAATGATTGGTTAAAGCTATTTCATTCTCACGCTTACCATCTTTAATCATAAGATCAATGGAATGTTGTGATGATACTTTACCAAAAGCATTACGTGCTTCTTGTATGTAAGCGTCACCACCAGTTTCAGAAAGTCTCATTTCAACTTGTTCTAAATAGACATTAGCTTTTTCTGAATACTCAGCTTCGTTCTTTGCTGACTTGCGTATGTTTGCTAAGCCTAACTGTGTGTCCATGTATATAGCGTCAGCCATCTTCCTTTGCAATAAAGGTTCAGCCGTTTCTCGTGCTACGCTACTAAGATTAGTTGGTAGTTCTGCAATCACTAAATCATTGTTTTCATCTCGCACTGGCATCTGTAGCACAGTGTCTTTACCAAGCTTTTCTTGATCTTTAACTGCATCTTTAAAAGCCATCTCAGTAATATTGTTACCAAGATTGGCTATGGCTTTACCGACTTCAGCACCACCTGTACGAGTGTCAATAACACCCATTGGCTTGTTAGTGAATGTTGAAGTCTTTGCTCTTAAAAACTCTACCATTATGTAATATAACTCCTGCTTCCGTATCCCACGCTTCGCATAGATGGCGTGCCTGTTCCCGGTGTAATTTTTGAATAAGCATTACCTGCACTTAGCAAGCTTGAAACTGCGTTTATTCGTGCAGCTCTCATTGCATTTTTGCCTTGCATTTCAGCTAATTGTATTCCCATTGAACGTTGACTTTGTTCGCTTACAAATTGAAAACGTGCACGACTAATTTCTGTGTCTAGTTCAGTACGTGCTTTATCTCTGATGGCTTTTAATGATCTATCGCTTCCACTGTCACGACCCATTACGCCTGACAAAGCATCATTAGTGCCTTTTAATGTTCTAAAATTAGCTAAACGTATATTATGCTCTTGCATTGTTTGAACAATGGCATCTTTCTTTTGCTCTTCTAGTTGCAAGGCTCTTGCTCTAGCCTCTGCTCTTTGTGCCTTTCCGGCTTGCATTGAGCCATAAGCACTAACAACTGCACCGGCTACCATCCACCAACTCATCCGAACGCTACCTCCACAACCATACCTTTCACTTCTAAGTTAAACGGAAAGCTTTGAGATATAGACACACGTGGGTCACGACTATAACCCAGTATTCTAAACTCTTCCTTTCCTGTTATTGCCACTCTTTCTTCTGACATATCATCCGTTACATTTCTAAAGACCAAGTCTTTGTTATTCACTGACACAGCAAGAGTGGATTCTAAATCAAGCACCACTCGGCTGATACGTCTTGGTTCTCCAGTTAAAGGCCCACCAATAACTTGAGCATCCACTGGCAAGGTCGTTATGAGCGGGGTGAAGGAGTAACCTATAAAGCCAGTGGATACACTTGCCTTGGCTAAAGATGCGTCTATCTGTGCACTAGCCACAGTAAACTCACCAAGAAAATCATTGCCGTTGATAGCTTTTACCACAGCGTTATTCGCAAAGTGCGTTCCTAAACTTCCAAACACACTGCTTGATGCACTAAAGACATTACAAAAATCCATAGGCATATCAACTTGAAACTCTTCTAAGAATAGCTTTGTTGTTCCTGAACCATCATCTCGTGAGGACACAACAAATAATCGTTCATGCACTGAGCATATTGAATGCCACTTGCCTTGCGTATCCCATAAAGACCATCCCTGCTTTTGATCGCCTCTAATCGAATAAAACACAGCTAAGGTGCCATCACTATTCAAAACAAAATCATAGGACTCAGAGCGATTCAAAGCTCCTTTAATAGATGATTGTTGCACAGGGTCTACAATCAGATGTGGTGCAAGCATGGATACAGCAACGGCTGTGTATGACGCTTCACTATCAGTAAAGAGAAACTCTCGTAACGCTGTACCTGTTTTCTGTATAAACAAAGTCGCACCATCAAACACAGTCGGTCTTACAAAAGAAGAACCAAAAGGCGTTTGTCGTCTTATCTGTGCGTTAGCCGGCGTGACAGGTTTGTCTATTGGAGCCTGAACAAATAACTCTGCACCAGTGGTAAACACCTGCAAATCTCTGTTCGAGACTAAATGCCTTATGGTGAATATCTCACCAACGTTAGCTGTTAAATCTATTGAGTCATTGTCGGATGCATCACCAACATCAAAGTTATAATACTGCCCAGACTTAGAACCCCATATACCATCAGGTTGTGCAAGTGTACCTCCAAACCATAATCTGTTTTGATGAAATGTAACTGCGGCAGGAAACCCACGCACAGCCGAATAACTTTGCTCTTGCCATTCCGTTGTCGCTGAACCTGTAGCCACACGAGGAGCACCACCCCCATCAGCCGAAGACGTTGCCGTTGCACTACTGCCGGCTGTAAATTCATAAACGTTTTCATTAACCACGGCTGTGATATTTCGAGAGCCATTAATGTTGGTGATAGCTACACCACCCACAGTTCCAGCTCTATCAATTACAATAGATGCACCAACGGCTAAACCATGCAACGCATGTGTGACTTGTATTGTACCACTACCCTCGGCTGTCTTTAACGCATCATTATTAAGTTGTTGTCTTAATACATCTTGTAATGTAGCTGATGCTGTTGTTGCATTTGCAACAGCAGTAATTAATGCCTCAGTATTCCCTATCTTTAAATACACACCAACATGACCTGATACAAAGTAATTTGATGATGTTGTTAATGTTGTAGAAACAACACTTGCACCAGTAGAGCTTGAAACTATAGTTGTTCCTAAATTTTGAAACGGATAATAAGGTTGAAACACATGGTTACTATCAACAGATGTTTCAAAAGCAAACGTTTCCACAACAAATGATGTAAGACCAGTACGTATTAGTTTACGTGGTGCAGCAGTTTGATGACAGATAAACATTATATCCCCTTGCTGTGCAAAGGTGTACTCTTCTAAATAAGGTGCAGAGCTTGTGTTAACTAACCACGTTTGAGATGTAATCGTTTGTATCTTTGATATGGTTGCATCACTTGGACTTATCTGAAACACATCTATCTGTGTGTTACTAAACGCAACTATATACTGCTCGTCATCTGAAAAGATAAAAGGTTCTATTCTAACTGTCTGTCTTAGACCTGATGAATACGCAGGAGCCGAGGCAAAGTTATGCCAACGTTTAGTGCCGGGTCGTTTTGTTACGCCACCTTCACCACGTATAAAGAAGTTCCTTACCTTTTCTGCAGCGTTTTTATATATAGGTGAATCCGTTCTTGATGTTAATGACGGACTGACTTCACCAAACGTAAAACTATTTTGTGGTACTCTTATCCTAGCCATTAGCTTCGCCTATTTGAACTAAACCTCGTTGTTGACAAGGACCTTGTTGTTTGTTGTTGGCTATCTAAATTACGTGCCTTTGCCATTAATCGTTCAGCCTTGACCTCCATCATTTCCATTAACTTGTCATCACGTGCAATGGCTGTGGCAAACACAGACGCTAAAGCGTATTGCACAGCTAGTGCAAAGTAAGATGGGAAAGATGTTTCAGGTGCACGGAATGTAAAGTCTGCAATTAAACTGTCAGCCGTTGATGAATCTGAAAAGACTTTATCACCATAAATTGTATAACCAATTTTATTATCGTTAACTGTTACAGCGTGTAACATAAGTAGATTGCTCGGTAGTTGATGAGCAATATCAAATCTGCCAGTTGGCACATCTGTTAGTTGATTAAGCGTTGCCTGTTCGGAAGCAAACCTCCAACGGGCAACGCATAATGATGAGCGAACGACATCTTCATACATGTTAGATGCAACCAAAGCTTCTGTTGTACTTAGTTCAAAAGAAGTAATTGGCTCGGCACCAATAAGCACAAGTGCTCTTGATGCCATATCCAACGCTGAATTAGATGCCGTTGATGCCATTAGTTGTTAATCACTATCTGTTTCTACTACGGCAGTTCCGTCACTTACGTCGACGACACCTGCTGATGTAATAGTTAGAACGTTAACAAAACTTGTTGTAGGAGTATTA